GCCTTGGTCTGCCTCTTGAATTGTATATCCTTTTGTTATTAAGTCTGAGTCGAGATTCTTACGTGCGTTCTGGTATTGAGGTTCTGTCATTTTTCGATAAGAATACACTATTCCATCTTTAGTCATTTTAGGGATAGAGTATAGTTTTGTTTTACTGTCTTTATCTTTATTGTACGGTAGTATCTTTACCCCACTTTGAATTCCCGCCACTACACTTTTTTTAGGTAACAACACAGGATCATCACTCCAAGGAACAGTCACCCATTCTGTAGCACCCATTTCACCTGTACCTGCTTGTGCTATTTTATGGGATTCTAGACCTAAGTTAAAAGAAGTCATCAATAAGTCTTTAGCGTCTTTGTTCCTAACTCTTCCTAATTGATTTTTAGTCATTCCAAACGATACTAGGGCTTGACCAATCCCTGACATTCTAGAGTCACCGCTTTTAGAAGCGTTTAATAAGGCACTTGCTGCAGCAAGAAAAGGTAGTCCTTCATCAGGAGCGTCTTTTAGGTTTCCGTAATCTAAGCCAAGTGTTTCAGCTATGTAGTGTTTAAAGAAATCAATTCTATCTTCTATAGGCATGTTCGCATCACTGAAAACATCGTTAAGCCCTATTTTTACTAAAGCGTTTTCTTGAACAGCACCAACAACACCAGACGAAGTCCCATCTCCTTCACTTTCAAAGTCTTCTAAGACAGACAATTCAACAGCGTTTAGTTCTTGAACTAAGTTGGGGTCATTTTCCCCTACGCCAAAAACTTCCCGAGAAGTCCTCTGTATTTGAGCATCAATCTTCCTAGCTTCTGAAACTGCATCTGGATGCAGTTCGGCATATTGGGGATTTAATCCAGTTAAAGCTTGTGTACCCATGTCATCAGGTAAATCAGTAGAGAACACTTGTTGTTCTATTTCAACAGGTTGAGCACCATCTGGTCTTGTATAGTAATCCTGTGGACTGGGTAAATCAGTATCAAACTCTGCTTGTTCTACTTCAATATCTGGGGCACCAATTGGTGGAGTAATGTCTCTAGTGTTAGCGTAAGTGTCCATTCCTCTGCTATTGTTTATAACTTGAGCAACCGTTGTTGAATCAGTCCCAGTCATTGCGGCAATTTGGTCTATAGGTACGTTAGTTTGATACAATCTAATAATAGTATCTTCAACATTTTCCTGGGGATTAAACATATTTGTATTTCTAGGTTGAACTACACCACCCATCGGATTATTTTGTTGCCCCATCACAGAAACTATGCCTGCGTTTGGATACCCCATATTAGTTGCCATAATTAATTACCCCACTGCTTATATGCTCCGTATGCAGAAAGAGCAGTTGCTAAATTGTCCATTAAAGAATCACTTCCTGTACCTGTTGCGTATCTGTTAGTGTTTGACGTACCACCTAATGCTCCTAGAACAGGAGAAGTCATCCCAATACCTTGACCAAGTATCTGACTAGGTAGGTTGTATTGACCCACAAAGTTTCCGTAATCTGTGTCGGCTATTCTTTGTTGCATTCCTTGCTGCATTTGACCACCCTGCATTAAACGGTTAATATCTTGACCTTGTAAACCGTGCTGCAAACCACCTAAGTTAGCCATGTTCATACCTGTATTACCCATAAATTGTCCTAGACCTAAACCAGCTTTCCCTAAGTTAGTGCCGTAGCCTCCGTAAACATTAGCAAGTTGACTTCCTAAAGAACCAACACCACCAGCCACGTTACCTAATCCACCAGCCACGTTTTGTAATCCACCAGCCACGCCACCGTAAATATTAGCTAAGTTTGATCCTGCTGATTGTTGTAGTTGTCTCTGTAAAGCAGATTCGCCCATTGCTGCCTGTTGTGCTTGTGCATAGTTCTGACCATAAAGACCAGCAGCAGTATCACCCATTGCTGTTTGACCAGCCCTTTCTATATTTTCTTCCGTTAGTCTACCACGACTACCGCCAAAAGCCCCAGCACCCACAGCAGAATCTCTTGATGCCGTTCTTTGTCTGTCTATGCCCTGTCTCATTCTACCTAATGTTTTATCCACTACATTTTCTGTGTATGGATTCATATAGTTTCCGACACTATTCGGGTTGTATCCCTGTAAAGACTGACTGTAAAGGTTACTAGACATCCCAGGAACATTACCTAAAATCCCTGCACTTTTACCGTACATTCCTGTACTTTGACCTAAGAGGTTCATTCCTTGTCCAACTGAACTTTCTGTGGCACCTATACCTTTTCCGTATAAATCCCCCATTTGGTTGAAGCCTTGTGTTGCTGTGTCTGCACCTCTTGTCAACCCTTGTCCTGCTGCATTAAAATAAGGTTGATAAGATCCTACTCCTTGACCTATTTTGTTAAACCCCTGTTGTTGCATTTGGCTAAACGGAGCCACCCTCATACCTTGATAGGTGTAAGGATTCATTCCTGGAACACCCATAGTGGCGAATTTATTGTAAATGTCTTGATTCAATAAAGGGATCATACCAGGAACACCTGCTCCTGCTCCCGCATATAAATCAGCTAAATACTGTGGAGGAACAGACTTACTCGTCTGATCTAAATATTGTTCTTCTGCCATTAAACTACTCCTCTATTAAATTGTGGAAACTGCATAAAGTATTTACGTTGCAGTATTTGGTTTTGTAATTGTTCTTGTATTTCTGCTGAATCATTGATTTCTTTAGCTATTTGATGACCTCTTTCTATATCACCACCGCCAAGCCCTCTAATGGCATCTACTGTTAATACGTGTTCGTCTTCGGTCAACATAGCAGGTACAGTGTCTACTTCACCACCTTTTGCATAACCTTGTCTCGGTACTGGTCCACCTTGATTGTACCCATAAGCTCTGCCAGTTTGGAACTGAGGGAACTGCATTAAATATTTACGTTTTTGTTCTTCTAGATAATCCAGTAAATCTTGTTGAGGGTTACTCATACCACCTATTCCTGCTCCGCCTTGGTATTGTCCCATTGGTCCCGATGAACTTCCACCTACTCCTGGCATTGTGGTAGCTGGTCTTAATCCTCTTGTTAAATATTGTTTTTGCTGTTCAGTGAGCCCCATACCCTCTGGTCGACCCTGTAGTTCAGGTTGGTCAAATAATCCTGCTTTACTGGCAGCTAGTCCACCTATACCCATTACACCTGCTTTTTGTATCCCCTTAAGACCTCCCCAAGCCTCACTGATTGAAGGAATATCATATGTTAAACGTCCTTGATGACCTCCAGAAAATGTATGGGGATAAGAAGCAGTGTCCGCACCTAAAAATGAAGCAGCATTCGCTCCCACATTTTGGAAGAAACCACCAATACCACCAGCTGTTGATGGAGTAGCTTGCCAACCCCACATTCCACCTTTGCTGACAGGCTGGAATGCAGCTTTTAATCCACTAATACCTTGACCACCAAACATACCACTACCTGCTGCACTACCAGTTCCACCTTGAAGTCCCATACCAACACCAACACTGCCCAAAGTATAACCACCAGCAAAATCACCTACTGCTTTTTTTGCATCAAATTTACCTCTTCTAACTGCCCCACCAGCAACACTACCTATCGCTGCACCTACAGCTTTCCCCACAACAGGTCCACCGTAAATGAAGCCCACTACCGTTCCTACTACCTGAGCAACTTTCCTAAAAGCTTTCCCTAATTTTTTAAAAGCTTTACCTAGCCCATATTCGGGGTAATCTGTTAAAGGGTTGACTGAGTTATCGGCATGACCTACGGTGTATTGATCAGCGTTAAGACCGTGCTTAGCAAAAGATTGCTTAATTACTCTTTGAACAGAAGGATCTTCAGCCACAGGAAGTGGTAAAACTTTTTCTCCTGTTGTTAAATGACCTATTTGGTCATCGCCTCCCCTACCTAAAGAAGCTAACCCTTGTGCGTTCATCCTCATAGTATATACTCCTTTCCTGTTCTCAAGCAACTCATTTCTTTATTCGTCCCCTTTCGTTGTGTGTGACGCTCCAAAGTAAAAAGATATGATAGCACTTGCTAAACCACCTAAATACCCTAGCACAAGGTTAATTAAAGCTTCTGAGTTCTGTTCTGGGGGTTGTATAGTTACTAAAAAGATATACCCCATAAACCCACCCACTACAAGAATACCCATTATTCGGGCTGTCCAGTCTTTACTGAATTTTGTTCTAGCATCCTGAACGTCTGCTGTTTCTAAAGCAAACAAATCTATATCAAGCTTTTTCATCTGGACTTCAAAATCACCTTCAACCTTTTTAAGTTCGGCAAGTTGCTCAGGACTAGCAGTCTCCATAGCTTTTTGTATTTTCTTTGGTTCAGGATCACAACCTAAAACTTCTGAAAGCATGTTTGCAGCCATACCGCCCATTGGTCCACCTAAAGCAGTTCCAAGTGTAGGAGCAATTGTTCCTACTAATGATTTTAATATACCTAATTTCATTTTTTCTCCTCAGGGTTAAATAATCCTTGCTCTATTAATTTTGTTCTATTTAATTGATGTTCTTCTTCTACATCTTCTTTAGATTGACCGTAATACTCAACTGCGTAATTACTTTCGACCATTGCTTTATTTATGTTTACTCCGTCTACTACAACATCACCCAAAACTCTGCCGAACTTACCTCTAGAGTCTTTTAACTTGGTTTGAATCACTACTTTTTTTCCTGCGTCTACTGCTTCTTTTAAGAAAGCCCCAGCCATCTTTCCTCTAGCCTTTTCATCCAAGTTACGAGTGCGTGACTCGGGAGTATCAATACCATATAAACGAACACGAGACTTATATTGAATATCGAAACCAAGATCAAGAACAACATCCACAGTGTCCCCGTCAACAACTCTTTCAACCTTACAACTGTATTCATACATTCTAATCCTCCTGTAATACTCTATCTCTTAATCTAACTGCTCTATCCCCTACTTGGGTTGCCCACTTAGAATCCATCATTTCTACAGCAGCTTTTTCATAATCATCTGACTCTAACGCAGCAAGAAACTTTTTAAAATTACTAAGTCTAGGTCTACCTAAATTGAAACACATATTAGCTAAAACACGTTGTTTGTTATCATTAAGTTCTTTCCACCAAGGCATATTTCTATCTAACTCATTACAGACTACGTCTATGTCATTCTTTAAACATTCTAATATTCTTTCTTCTGAAACTGGAGTACCTACAGCCTGACCAAACTCTTTATCCGTATCAAGAATTAAATGCCCAACTCCAAAAGTAGCAAAGCCAAGATGGTCTTCATATATTCCGTACTCATAACCCTCATCTTTAATAAGTTCTTCCATTAATTTGTCTTTATTCATCACAGTATGTTTACTGATATCGAACCATTTGTCGAAACACTCAGTTTTCCTAAACCAGATACTCCTTCTACTCCTGACTGGTCTCCTTCGTATATATTTACCCATTTAGTTCCTGTCCATAATTGTAATTGAGATGTTGTTAAATTCCAAAGAATAAACCCTGCTCCAAATTTATTGACATCACGTTGCCCTTGATTAGCAGAAACAGTTGCGTCTATATCAACCCTATTTAAACTTAATTCTAAAATCCTAGTTAGCCTATTAAAAGTGTCTGGAGGAATATAGTCCCCTGTAGCGACTGGTAGTTTAGTTTCTAATAACTTAGCCATTATCTCCTACCACTCTGTTGTAAATCCATACGAGTTGCACCTACCCTAAACCCAACACCCAACCTTACTTCCACATTGTTATCATCGTCTGATTCAATCCTAAGTGCTGCTTGTCTTGCCCTTACTCTTACATCAATTTTAGAAGTACTATTTGTACAGGTATTTGTTGCAGAAGTGGACAAACTTTCTGCTGGATAGTTTCTGGTTTTTATAACAAAATTAATAATCTGACCACTACCCCCACTTCCTGTAAACTTAATATCAGGTATTATTCTTCTTATCATTTGGTAGAATGTTCCTTCCCCTAAATCAAAATCACTGGATTCAATGTAAACATTATCCATCGGTGAACCATCAGCGTCGTTGCCTGTTTCATGATTGTATAAATACCCTACATCACTTGTAGTGTATGTAGCCATTGGACTATTGAAGACACCTTCGTCTAACCAAGCTGTTCTGTTTAGTTGCCCAATGCTCCAAACATTTTCAGTGTAATTATAGGTAACATATTTGTCTATTGCTGTAGAACTGCTTGAACAATAGAACCAACCTACTTCATCAAATTCTTTATTTAAAGTAGCAAAGGTCTGGTACGCTTGCCCTATGTTAATGTCACTTAAAACATAGTTCTGAACACTACATGGCAGTTCTCTGACTTGTCCGTTATAAGTGTAGAAGCCTGTTTTATCCATCCAGAACACACCAGCTGGTGAATTAATAGCAGCATTAGGAGCAATAAGACCTATTCCTTCGTTTACTAAATTAACTCCAAAAGTAAACGGTTGCCCTATAAAACTCATTGAATAAAGTGAAGTATCTGTCCAAACTAGGGTTTCTTGTCTGGCTCTAATGGCTCCAATAATTTGTGAGCCTGCTGATAACCTAAAAGATCCTGCAGTATTGTCAGGGAGAGGTTCCCATTGAGTAGCGTTTTCTTGGTCACTCCAACAAATAAATAATGGATCTGAAGCACTTGTTCTTTGGTTACTGGTGTTAATAGGATCTGCCCCAAAACAAATAATGTGTCTGTCTATGTCACTCACTAAAATCTGTAACGCTTTGGTTGGAGCTTGGTTAGCACCTGCCAAATCAGAAAAAGCTACTGCTCTAACAGTTGCACCTGAGGATTCATCCCAATAATATATTCCGCCACCACGAACATTCATTACTAAATCTTCGCCAAAATTATCATGGCTCCAGTTCCTAAGTTGGTTAGAAGACGAAATAGCACTAACTGAGCCAAACGTTCCAGCACTCCAAGTTCCAGCACCCCAACCAGATCCTTCAACATAGACATCTAGACCTACATTGATTTGATACGCTCCTACTACGGAACCACCACCATTACCACTATCACTACTATTAGCAGTTACGGTGTCTCCGTCTGTGTCTTTTGCTTCTATTGTGTAGACATTAACGCTTGTCACAGTAGCAATTTGGTATTCTTGATTAAGAACATCTGCAGTAATTAACCCACCTAAAGTAGCAGCGCCACTAAAAGTAACGAAATCATTAGCTACTGCTCCATGACTTGAGTCTGTTACTGTTATAGTTGAACTGCCATTAGTTGCAGCAAAGGTTACATCCCCAGCAGAAGTGGTGAGTCGTATAGGGGTTATATCGTTGTAATTATCTCCCTGTTTAACGTAATACTTCCATGTAGTACCTACCCCAAGGTAAGGTGTTAATTGTAGGTCTACCCACGCATGGAGGGCTCTGCAGGTGGACTGAAAAGTGTTTAAGGTGTTTTTAGCCCATCCACCTATTTTTTCAGGGTAGTTTTTACGAAAACGGATTAAGTTTGCGTCAAACCACCCACCCTCGTTTGAGTAATCTGTTCCTTCCTTGTTGATTCCAGGTCGGAGAGTGAATTTTTCTAGAGGCACTTAGTCTCCTAAAATAATTGATCAGCTAAAATAGCTCCTGCACTCAACAGTAATGTAACCAAAGTAGCAATAACGAAAAGTTCAAGACGTTTAATACGATTAATAGTTTCTAACCAACGTTCGGTACAAACTGCCTCGTGTTTTTCGATGTGGGCGGCAACTTCCATTACTGTTTTCTTAGCCATTAACCATTATTTGTCTTTAGCTTTACCAATATTTAAAGCTAAAAAATCTATAACTTTATATAATTTGCCTAAAAACTTATCTCCTTTAGGAGTAGGGGTTACGGCAGCCACTAATGAAGCTATTGCGATAATAGCGGTTATCCACATAAATATATT